TCTCTAATCATTATTACTCCTATAAATCAAATCCAAATTTACCAATCAATTGATATAGTGCGTCTTTAGATGCTTGATCTTGTAACTCAAAAGCTGTAGATCTTTCCATAGCTGCCATAGCTAAGTTATGATTTCTATTCTCCATATTCTGTGAAGAAGTATTAACCCAAGATGCCTCATCTCTCCACTGTTGCCATAGGGATGATAGGGCCCAGTTAGATAGATTTAATATATTCTGTGCGTTAGCTTGATTAGAGGCATTTACCGCAGCTGTGTTAGCTGTATTGATTGCTCTTCTCCAAACTACATTTGATTGGTCTATTTCTTTTTGATTATTAACATTAAATTGTTGTCTTTGATTCTCTAGTGTTGCATTGTATTGATTTAAACTAGCTTCTCTTTTTGCATTAGCTTCGTTTACCGCAATAGTATTTTGTGCATTCAATGCATTAATTTTACTTGTTTCTGCATCTGAAAATTTATTCATCGCATCTAATCTAGCAGAATTTTGTTCAGATATAGTTGCACCTAATTTGTCATAAAATTGATTAACTTGATTTTGACTAGATGCATTAAATTGAAATGCAGCATTTGCAGCTGCTTGATCTGATAATAAAAAACTTTGTTTTGTTTGTAAGTTTGCTAAGTTAGCTTGCTGTTTATTAGACAAGTTAGCCATATCCATTTTAAGATATGCTTGTGCATTTGTAATATTAGCTTGTTGATTATTTGACAAGTTTTGAAATATCATCTGCTTATATGTAGCAGCATCTTGTGCAGCTATAGGTATAGCAGATTGCATAATACCTTCAGCCAATGCTTCAGCAGCCATTGAACTTGCACTTAAACCTCTATTAGCCATTGCGGCTTCAGTAGCTTTAGCAGCACCTCTAGCCCATACTGGTAAAGGGTTACCAGAAGCTAGTGCTGTTTGTACTTCTGTTTGTAAACTTTCTAATTGACCTTTTACTGTAGCATCAGAAGTAATAGTACCAGTTGCAGCTTGCATAGGAGCTGATACAGTTCCTTGTGCAGCAGTTACTGTAGGAATATTTGAACCAACAGTTGCAATACCCATTTGTGATGCAGCTTGTGTAGTTGGTGCTGCAGTTGTTGCAGCTGTTAACGCACCTGGTCCAGCTATAGTTGGTGCTGCGGCAGTTGTAGGTACAGAGGCTGCTAAACCAGTTCCAGGTGTTTGTCCTGTTACTGTAACAGCAGCTTGACCTGGTTGCCCTAATAATTCTGATGTTGCTGCTTGTTGTAATCCTGGATTAATAGTTGTACCCTTAGGTAAACTAGGTGTGCCTGCAGCCAAACTTTCTATTAAACTTACAGCTTTAGCACTACCTGTTTGTTCTGCTTGAGCAGGTGCTACAGTTCCTTTTTGTAGTTTTATTTCATCTGGTGTTGCCATTATCTTCCTTGTCGGTTGTATTTTTTGAAGCTACGCTTCTCCTGTTTATTTTTATTTTTTTTATGTAATCGTGGTCTTTTTTTAGGTTTAGGTCTTTCAACGTATGCTTTAAATTTTTTAGCCATTACTTACTTTAAAACCTTTGTACCATGATGGTAAACCTATAAAAGGTCTTTTATCAAATTGGTTTTCTTTTGCAGTTTTTGATTTTGCTTTATTGTAATGCAAAAATACTTGACCACAATCTTTACCTTTAAATTCTTCTCTCCAATGTTCTAAATCACATCCAGAATATACTAACATATCACCTGGTGCAAGATCTACTTTAATTCCAGCTTGACCTTTTTTACCTGTTGGGTCTAAATAGATTGGCCATGAATCACCACCTAAATTTAAAGTAGTAGATATTTCACAAGAGTATCTATCTTTATGTCTTGCTAATACATCTCCTTTTTTATATATTCTAGCGTAAGAATATGTTTCACTTAATTTTAATTTAGTTTGTTTTTCCATTACAGGTTTTACATCTTGTAATAAAGTTTCCATTGCAATGTCGCCATAGTGTGAATAAGTATTTGGTACTTGCTCATCATTCCATACACCCCAGTATTCTGTATAAGGTGATATATATCTTTGATCAAATAAAAAACTTGCTACTTTTCTTTTATTACAAAAATATTTATAAACAAAATTTGCTAATTCTTTTGATATTGCTTTTTTAATTACTGTATATTTATTTTTTTGAAACGACATTTTTAATAATATTCTTCCCCTTTAATTTTTTGTTTAACTGTATAAAATTTTTAATATAGTCTGGTTTATTTTTTACAGTATTAGTTTCGAGGGTAGCTTGTATTACAGCTTTTTTCATGTCTTTATTTTGCATTTAAAACTATATTTGGTATTGCTTGACAATTCCAATGTATAAATCTAAATGGCTCATATCCCATATCTACAATATATTGATGTGGCATATAAGATGGAAAAAACATAGTTTTGCCTGGTTTTATTTTATAATTTATTTGTGTTGATGCATAGCTTACTTTTGTTTTATCTGCTTCTGGTAAAAGATTCATCATGTTTCCAGGACGTGGATCTTCAAATAATGGCATAGAAGTAGCCTCACTTGCTTTTAAAAAATAAAAACCAGATATATGACCATTCCAATGTGTATGTAATGTATGATTACCTCCACCTTTTTTAGGAAATTCTTGTACCCACATTTCTGTAATAAATACTGAATAATTTGTTAAATCAAATCCCATTTCAATTAACAAATTATGTGCTGTTGCACCTATATAATCTTGTAACTTTTTAAACTTAGGATCACCTAGCAATGATGTAGAATGAAACACATGACCCATGTCTCCTTTATTACCAAATTTTTTATTTCTCTTATATATTGTTTCTTTTAAATTTTTTTTTGCTTCTTCAATATAAGGATCAGATGCTTTGTTTAATTCATTAACAAATGCAGGTTCATCACCATACCATATAGGACAAGGAAATAAATCTTCTCTTTGTAATTGTTTTGGAAATTGTAATTCTTTTTTTTTCTTTTTCATATTCTCCTTATCTAAATGGCCAACCAAGATTCCATATAACTAAACTATGTCTTGAACCTTTTTTTACTGGGCATACTCTATGCCAAACAAATGAGGGGAATACTACTAAACTTCCTTTAGGTAATATTTCTTTACACTTTCTTATATTAGATTTTTTATCAGGATCTGTATTTCTAAAATCAAATTCTAATTCACCACCACTATATTCTTTTGGATCTGATAATGTAACAGTTACAGATAATTTTCTTATTTTACCATTTGATGGATCATTAGGATTATCTCTAAAATAAACTTGATCCCAACTATCACAATGCCAATCATAAAATTGTCCTTTATTATATTTTGTAAATTGACAAGACTCAGACCATTGCCATTCAAAATTCCAACCTGCAGATCTATTTGCTTCATGAATATATGGTTGTATTTCTTTATAAATCCATCTATCATTCATCCAAACAATATCTGAATTTCTTTTCTTTTTTAAATCTTTTGTTTGTTTTGTACTTAATTTTTTATTATTACTAAAACCGCCAGTAACTGCTATTTGATCTTGTAATGATTTTCCATAACGTACAATGTCATCACATATTCTTTCTGGTATTGCACTTTGGAAATACCAATAATAATTTGTTAAATTCATATCCCTTATATTATACTAATCTTATTTAAAATTGTCAAGGGGTATTAATTTTATGAAATTGTTAATGTGCCAGAAGCTGTAAATTTAGCTATCTTATCTCCACCAGGATGTGTTGATCCTGTGAACGCACAGCAAGGAGTACCTGCAAAAGTAATTGCACTTGGTCCTCTAACTACAACGATACCTGAACCACCTGTACCACCAGTACCACCTCCACCTTGATTGGCAAGAGATGAACCTCCACCACCACCTGTGTTAGCTGTTCCAGATGTACCAGTTCCAGGAGCACCAGCTCCACCTCCACCACTTCCACCTGGTTCAAAATTTGGAAAGTTAGCGTTAGTATAACCTCCACCACCTCCAGCATATGTAGTGTCTGGACCTAAAATATTATTAGGAGCACCAGCTCCTCCTGCACCACCATCACCTCCAGGTTCTGGTCCTGAAGAATCACCTCCAGCAGCTCCTGCTCCACCTCCACCACCACCTTGAGTTCTAGCAACTAATCCAAAATTACCTCTTCCTCCAGGGTTACCTTCTGGTGGATCAAAATCACCTTCATTACCTGCTCCACCTGCTGCAGGATTACCTGGATTTTGTGGAAAACTACCAACACCTCCACTACCTGATCCTCCAGTTGCACCTACTGCGTTAATAGCTTGAGAATTACCGCCTCCTGTTGAGGTTATAGTTGAAAAAGTTGAATTATTTCCTTTAGCTGATGATGATCCTCCTGGAGTTCCTCCAGCACCGCCTGCTCCTACTGTTATAGTAAAACTTCCTGGAGTTACTTCTAATGCTGATCCTTGTAAAGGACTAGGACCATAGCCAGACATTCTCATACCTCCAGCTCCAGCACCACCTTGTTCACCTCCTGAGCCACCACCACCTGCAATTACTAAATAATCTACTTCATAAAAAAAGCTAGGCCAGGTTATCACTGATTCTCTTAATTTTTTGTAATGTGTTTTTAAATTCCATATACCACTTGCTTTACTTAATTCTTTTACAACAACAATTCCTGGGCCACCTGCTCCACTAGTGCCTGGTCCAGGTCCACCACCTGTTCCTCCACCACCACCTCCAGTGTTATTTGTTCCTGATACAGCAGCTACTCCTGGTTGTTTACCAGCTCCACCACCACCTGTTCCTCCAGGACCTTTTGTTGGATCTCCTCGACCACCACCACCACCTGCATAAACTCCACAGCTTGGAAGTGTTGCTCCTGGAAAATAAGGACTAAAATCTGTTCCTGCACCACCTGTTCCTCCTGTAGTTGTACCTGGTGCATCTCCTCCTACAGCTGCGTGTCCTCCTCCGCCAGCTCCTTCATCTGGACTTGGTGAACTACCACCATTATTACCTTGACCAGAAACTCCTGTTCCACCAGGACTTCCTCCACCAGCCCCACCACCTGAACCTCCTGGATTTCCTGATGTATAACCTGGAACTCCACCACCACCGCCACCACCTGTTGATGTGATTGGGTTTGATGGAAAACCTGCTACTGAATTACTTCCATTTCCTCCTCTACCTGCAGAAGAAATAGCTGATCCACCACCTCCGACAGTCATTGGGTAAGGAGAACTTCCACAAACAGATATACATGTAGCAACTTGTGCACCACCTGCACCACCACCTCCACCTGAAGCACATCCACCTGCTCCTCCTCCTGCTACAACAAGAGTATTAACAAGTCTAGTTCCTGATTGAGTAGTGACTGCTCCAGTAGATGTTTTAGATGTAACAGTATTCTTACCAAAAGAAGTTATGTTTCTTTTACCTATTATACCGCCATTAGTTCTGGCCATTTAGTCTCCTATTAGGACACCCAAGCTGAACCATTCCAATTATAAACTGTAGGTGTTTCAGCTGTATCATTTGATTTAGTTGCTTCCCAACCTGTATTGTTGTTAGCGTTATATTTTGTTTCGTTCCATAAAATTCTATATGTAAAACCACTTCCAGATGTAGTTGATGGATAAGTTATTGGTGCTTTCCAATCATCACTACTATCTAATGCCCATGAAGCATAAGGTTGTGGACTTAAAAATTTATTTTTTGATGAGTTATAAACATAACCCATACCTGCGTATTGTTTTCTAAAATTATGGTTGTAAGAAGTTTGTTTCCATGTTCCACCACCAAAAAAATTTACACACCATGTTTCACCATCAGCATGTTCATCTGAAGGTACAACATCGTTAGCAACAACTACTACTCTTTTTACAACTAAATGTGTATCAGATGTAAAACCTGTTGGGTCTGTTTTTGATTCTAATTCTGCAAAATGTGCCATATTATTTTCTCCTTAATTTTCTCCTTAAAAGTTATTTTGTTTTTATGCTCCACTTATTGTTAATGTTCCTGAAGCTGTAAATTTACCAATTTTATCACCACCTGGATGAGTCGAAGCTGTAAATGCACAACAAGGAGTTCCTGTAAAAGATACAGCACTCGGTGCTCTAACTACAACAATACCTGGTCCACCATTTCCACCAGCTCCATTTGGAGTTGAACCTCCAGCTCCACCATCTCCCTCATTTGTAGTTCCAGCACCACCTGCAGAACCAGGTCCTTTAGAACCTCCTGTTCCACCAGTAGCATATGTTGTACTTGGACCTAAAATAGCGTTGGGTACACCTGCACCTGCAGTTTGTCCAGAGCCAGCACCGCCAGCTCCACCACCACCTCCACCTACGGCAGGTCCTGGGTGATTACAACCACCAACTCCACCATTCTGTCCTTGAGGAGGATCAGTTGGAGGTGTATTACCTGAACCAGCAGCACCCCCACTATTAGGATGGCCTTTACGACCACCTCCACCACCAGAGCCACCATCTCCACCAACAGCGTTTTCTGATGAAACAGCAGGATTTTCATTTCCCCCACCACCAGAACCACCACCATTAGAAGTTATAGTTGAAAAACTTGAATTACTACCAGGATCTTCAGGTTGTCCATTTTGATTTCCTGGACCTCCACTTGCTCCACCTCCAACAACTATACTATAACTTCCTAAAGTTAAACTTAAAGCAGATCCTTGTAAAGGACTTGGACCATATCCAGAAGCTCTGTAACCTCCAGCTCCACCTCCTCCACCAGCGTGTGTCTGTGTATCATGAGCTCCACCACCGCCACCACCGCCAGCTACTACTAAATAATCTATATCATATAATCTTCTAAACCACTCACCGTTTTTTTCAAAATCATAAATTTCATTTAATGACCATACTCCAGGGGCTGCTTTTGGTGTACTATATGCTAATTCTCTTACAACAACTTTACCAGATCCACCTGCTGATCCACATGCATTTTCTCCACCAGCACCTCCACCACCACCAGTATTAGCAGTTCCTGCTTGACTAGATGTTGATCCATTAATACTTCCACCTCGACCTCCACCACCAGGGCCTGCAGGTCCTGAACCTCCAGATGCTCCATTAGCGTCTGTTCCACCGCCACCTCCGCCACCTGCGAAAGTAGTATTTGATGGACTTGAAGTTGGACTTCCAAAATCATTTGCTTTACCATTTCCACCACTATGTCCGTCTTTACTATCTGATGTTTCACCAGCACTTCCAGCACCTCCTCCACCAGAGCCACCTAAATTAGCTGTACCAGCTTGAGGATTATTTCCTCCTGCATTTCCAAAACCAAAAGTTCCTGAACAACCTGGTTGACTTGATTGAGTTGATGTACCACCTGTTCCATTTGACCCATCACCTGGATAACCTAATCCACCACCAGATCCTCCAGATTTACTTTTTCCACAAGCCTCAGTTACAGGATTTTTAAAACCAGATCCTCCACCTACAGCTGTTAATAAAGATCCAAAAGTCGTATTTACTCCTGGTGATCCTGCACCTGCTATAGTTCCTCCAGGAGGACTTCCTGTAGCTCCACCGCCTCCAATTGTAACTGCAACTGCACATCCAGGTATTGATCTTGAAGGTGCGGCTACTAAACCTCCAGCACCACCGCCACCACCAGATCCAGTTGAACCACCTCCACCACCAGCTATTACTAAAATATCTGCTTTTCTAATTCCAGGGTGTGCTGCAACTGGGGCTGACTGTGCTGTAAAAGTTCCATTTGAATTAAATGTAGTTACTTTTTCAGAAACAGAAGCCGCAGCTATAATTGTTTGATTTGGTCCTATGATTCCGCCATTTGCCATGAATTATGTTGCCTCCTATAATTCTATTTATTATGCGTCATCTAATAATTCGTAAGAAACAAAATAAGTTAAGTCATTTGCAGCTGATGCTGTAAAATATAACAAATCTGTTTCATCTAAATAAATTGGATTCTCTAAAAAACTTAGGGTAGCATCTGCTGGCACTGATATTGTATTAGCAAGTTTGACATAATTAGATCCATTGTCAATACTAACTTCAATTGTAATATCAGCAGCATTTGAACCATCTACGTTTGCAACAAGAATTGTATTTATTTTAGCAACTTTATCTGCTGGAACATCAACTGCTTCTGTTCTAGATGTACCATCTAATAAAGCAGTTGCATTTTTAGCATTAATAGTTGCTACGTTTACGATGTTTGGTGTAGCCATATTATCTCCTTTTTAATTTTATCCAAATACAATTGCCATTGCAATTGCTTTTCCTACTGATGCAGCACTAGAGTTTGCATCAACATATGTTACTAATCTTGAAGCAGCAACTTTTCTATTAGTGCCTCCTGCTCCATTATCTACTATAAATAAATCTGCGTCTACGATAGCCTCTCCTATATCTGTACCACCATCTATATCTAAGTTAGCTATAGAGAAAGCACCAGCTGCCGCACCAACATAAGTTTTAATATCTGATGCTGGCATACTTTTCATAGTACCGCCATCATTCATTATAATACCATCAGCATCTGCTAATGTTAATGAACTACCTACTGATGTACCACCATCTAATAGATTAATTTCTGATGTTGTAGCTGTTACGTCATCTAAAATATTTAATTCAGCAGCTGTTGATGTAATAGCTGTGCCATTTATAGCTAATTTACCAGTTACAACATTAAAAGTAGCGTTATCTTCTATTCTAGCTACTTCTGTTCCATCTGCTTGTTGAAATATAATATCTTTAGCATCAACAACTGGTCTAATAATTACATCACTAGATGAGTTAGATATTCTTAATATTTCTGTGCCACCATCTAAGAAATTAAAATCACCTCCGTCTGCATCAAATTTAATATCACCTGGTGCATCCAAAGTTACATCTGTTGCTCCATTTAATACAAAATCAAGAACAGTTGTACCTGCTGCCTTCATGGTAATATTATCACCATCTGCATCAAGAATAATATCTGTTGTTGCATCAAGTGTAATAGTAGAACCTGAATCTATTTCTGCAATTACAGGTGTTGTTAAAGTTTTGTTTGTTAAAGTTTGTGTAGCTGCTATACCTGCAAGTGTGTCACTAGAAGCAGGTAAAGTTAAAGTTACATTACCAGAAAAATCTGAGTGTGCAGGTGCTTGAATAGCTGCATAGTGAGCATTTGAAGACTCACAATAAAATCTTACAACAGATTGTGATCCACCATTTTTAAGATCAATAACTCCTGTATCAATACCAACATTACCATCAATAATAACTTGACCAGATCCTTTTGGAGTTAATTTAAGATCAATATTTGTATCTCCTCCAGTTGCTGCTATTTCAGGAGCATTTCCTGTAGCCGCATTTGTAATATCAAATTGATTTACTGCTGAACTTGTTGTTTGAAATATAATTTGTTCATTTCCATTTTCATCATTAATACCATGAGCATCATCAAAAGCTATGTTAAAACTATTAGTATCTAAGTTTGCACCTAATTGTGGGGATGTGTCTTCTACAACATTTGATATGGCTGCTGATGTGGCTAGTCCTGATACAACAGTTGATCTTGCAACTTTTTTAAGGCCACCACCTGAAGTATCAACTGCTAAAAATACATCATCATTAGCTATTGTAGATATTTCTGATAAATCACCTGCAGCTATTGAGTTAAAATTTGTACCATCTGCAACTAAAATATTACCTGCAGTATTTGTACCCATAGTAATATCATCACCAGATACTGTAAGATCTCCTGCAACTGTAACATCAGCTCCACTAAATGTTAAAGCTGTTGTAGTTCCTGATTTGATAATTAAATTTCCTGATGTATTTGTTGCACTACCAAAAGTAGTACCACCATCTTTAAAAAATATATCTCCACCATCAGCATCTAATATAATATCAGCACCACCATCAATAGTGAAATCACCACTATCAGATACTGTGCTTCCATTTATTGTAATATCGTCAACTGTTAAAGTTGTAAGTGTACCTACAGATGTAAGATTAGGCATTGCTGTAATCTCATCATCAAAATATGCAGCTAAATCTGTAACTGCAACTTGTACCATTGATCCATT